AGATACCGCTTGAGTCGTGTTACCTCAATTATAACCAAGCCGCCAGGTGAGAACACATAGGCGAACCATTCGGCGGTAGTGACGGCGATACCTGATGGCTTCCATCCTGTGTCTCGTGGGTTCTGTTCGAACTCTACGAAGATGCGTCCGTTTCTGTATCTGTCGTATTTCACTTCGACATCACCAGACGAAAACTTCTGTAGGAACAAACGCACAATCTCTTCGCCCTCGTGCCCGAAGGCTAGGTCGGTAGAGAAGTCGTAGCGTTTGATGTCATGCGTCGGCTCGTACCCTTCGACGCGATGAACCTCAGTCATGGTTCCTGTTGGTGAACGCATCCAACGCTTCACGTTCCCGTGGTGTTGGTGTGTTGTCGAATCCTTTGACGATGGGTGGGTTGTAGATGCGGGCAAGCAGACACTCATAGAGTTCTTTGGCGTCGGCACGCAACTTGTCACGTTCCTGTCTTAGGTCATTGAGACGGGTGCGGAACGCATCCTCTCGTTCTTCCATCTGGTCTATCAAGTATTCGTTGTTGATGTTTGTCATTGGTATCCCGCTTTCTTTAGTAGTTGAATCATGTCTTCCAGTCTTACGACCGCATACTGGTCGGCGGCTGTGCCATACATGCGGCGTTTCACCACGAGCACACCGAGTTCAGCGTTCGCGTTGATGCGTTCCTGTTCGGTTTCCAATAGCCACTGCGATAACTCCAGTTTCTTTTGGTTCTTGCACTCCCACACCAACGCTGGGTGTGTGCCTGCGATGTCGCCCTTGTCGAGGACGCCATGTAGGGTGCGACGCTCGGCCATTGGCCACCATGTTTTGAGGTAGTTGACGACCATCGTTTCGAACGATGTGCCTTTCGCTTTCTCTTTACTCATTTCGCCGCCTCTACCAGTAGCCGACGGAACAGTTCGCTACGGGAACAGCCACGTTCACGCGCCATGTCACGAGCCAACTCAATCTGCTCATGGGTAAGCCGCAGGGACACCATCGCAATCGAACGGTCTTTGCCTTGCGGGTCAACAGTGCGTCGCGCCGCCATCACTCACCATCCTTGAATGACTTCAAGTCGTTGAACGATGAACGCAGGTGCGGCAGGTGACGCACGAGGATGGGCTTCTCCCAGTCGACGTGTGCGTTCTTGGCCACCACCTCAGGAGCGATGCCTGCCTTCTCACAAGCGGCTACGAACTGTGCTTTCTGTTCGTCGGTGATGGGGTCATCTTCGCTGGCGGTCACGGGAGAAGACGCAGGTACTCGGTTTTGCTTAGTTGTGTGCGTCCCTGCAATACCTTTCATTCCCTGCGTCTTCCCCGCTATCTTGTTCGGCTCTTCCCATTCCTGCTTCGTCCACAGCGACAGGCAAATACCGAATCGCATGGATGCGTTACGCAGGAAATCCCCAACAAGTTCTTTGTCGAGGTCTGGTTTGTCGTGCTTGACGGTGCCAACACCAAGCATGGACTTGCCGAGAACTGTGAGCCTGCCCCACATGACAGCCATACCGTTGACGGTGTGTACTGCTGGGCGTCCATCCACAATGTCGAGTGGTTCCCATGACCACATCGGGTCAATCTCAATCAACAACTTGGTGATGTCAGCGTGACCAACGAAGTCGAGTTGGATTCCTCCGCGTGGAAGTTTGCCGACGATGGCTGGGTCTGGTGTCTTGTAATCATCCAAGACTTTCCGTAGTTGTTCTGTGTTACTCATACCTTGTCCCCTTTCAGGAGTAGGGTTCTGTTTGTTACTGGCTTGCTGTACTTGGCGGCAAGGTCAGGCTCGTTTGCCTTCAATGCCTTGATGTCTAGTGACTGCCATGTGCGTCCCTTCCATGTGGCAATCGTGTCACCGTTGACGGTAGCGACTTCGTACGGGCCAATCAACTCGCACAACTTCGCTTTCAACTGGTCTTCCATTTCGGTGTATGCCTTGAGTTCACGCTTGACGTGCTTCAACTGGGCAACAATCTCGATGGCGGTCGGGTCAACCTCGACAGCCTCACTCACTGGCTTCTGATAGCGAGTGCTGATGGTCTCATACGACCAGTTCACACCGTCAGGTGTCATACCCAAGTCGATAGCAGTCAGCCACCTAGCGACAGCGTTGATGTGTTCTTCCTTCTCCGCGTCCGTCACCTTCTGCTCGTAGATGTACAGGCTCATGGTCGAGTCGAACACGCCCCATGTCACCATGTCCACATCGGCACAGATGGCTTGTTGGATTCCTTGGATGCGCCAGTAGTCAGGTAGTTCTCCCTGCCATTCTTTGCTGGACGTTTTGATTTCCAAGATGCGACGGTCATCACCGTTCTCGTAGAAGCCGTCCAAGGTGCAAATCATGCGGGCACCTGTGTCAGTGTCAGCCGCAAACATTTCCTCGGGGGTGGCGAACTCGATGCCGAGCCTGTCGTTTGCCCACTTGATGCACAACGGTTCGAGGTCGTTGCCTCTGGTCATCGCCCATGTTGGTGGTATTGGTGCGGGGGGTGTATCACCAAGTAACTCTGCGGCGAACTTGTCCTGTGGTACGAACGGGTGTAGCCCGTAGATTGCGGCGGCTGGTGAAGCCGACACACGCTTGCGTTTCTTCTCATCCCAAAAGCGGACAGACAACCATTCTTGTTCTCCGTGCGTGGGCTTGCTGATTCTGTAACGGGTGATGTTCATTGACCCCTTCCTTTCCCTCACGGGTCAGGCTACAGGGTGTCATACCGTATGTCAAGGATTATTTTGGTGAGTTACCTTGATGTCTCGAACCATGCCAACAGGGATGTGGGTGCCGTGGATTCCTTCGTTGTCGCAAAGAGATTGCCACACTGAGACATGTCCTTCTTTGGAGCCTGGGTCTCCGACTGGGACGAGGAACCCTGTGGTTTGCACGAGACATTCTCCGTTGTCGTCGTAGTCGTCGAGGTCGAGCCAGCCGCCTTCGCTCATGTGGGCGTCAGCCCAGGTGACGAGCACTATCGGGTAGTTGGTTGACTTCTTCGGTGCCGATGTCCCTACATGAACCACAGTATTTTCCTTCCGAGATAGGCCATGTTTCACCGCACGTCGGGCAAGTCAACCATTCGTGGGCGGACACGGGAACAGAGTTTAGGCTACCCGTTGGGTGTCGCGGAGTGGTTTCTGGGCGGCTTGGATAAGCCTGTCTAGTTCTTTCAAGGCCCAAAAGAATTCTTCTTCCTCGTGGCCTGAGACTCGTGCTCGGGTGAGGAACTTGCGGATTGTGTATAACGATTCCCGTGTCATAAGACGGGAGACGATAGCAACTTATCTAAGCGTCTTGCGAATCCCGATGGTGCTCTTCAATGTGCGCAATCAAACGGTCACTCACCTTGTCCACCTTGTCTTCGGTGCGTTGCTGTGCGCGGTACATCATGCGCAAAATTCCCTGCACAACCTGATGGTCTTTCTGGTTTTCTTTTCGTGCCTTCTGCAAGAGGGCCACCATCACACCACCGACAGCCGACACGACTGCCGCGATGACTACCGCCCACCCGCCATCCATGTTACGCCTCGGTAACTTTGGACTCTTTCCAGAGTTTGACTGCCTCTGGAATGTCGTCACCCGCTACATAACGCAGGTGCCACGGTTCGGATTGCACTTCCCACGAGAAGCCGTACTTGTGCGCGTTCGCCAGCATCCACTCAAGACGCTTACCCGATGCGTTCGCAATGTCAACTGCGATGCCAAGGTTGTGGTTCGATGTTCCTGGCACAGCCATCGGAGCCATGCCCTTCTTCAAATACCACGCCTTGCCCTTGTAGATGCGCGGCTTCTGCTTCATCTGCTTCGGCTTCGGGTCAGTGGTATAACGCTGGAAGAACCCGTACTCTTGCATCTCAAGAGAACGGTAAGTGTCGGCTGTCGAGGTGGGGCTGAGGTCTATGCCCTCTGCGTTAGCCGCCTCATCCATAGCCTCATACGCATCAGCCGCACAATGGTGTAGCCGCCCCTTCTCAATGTTCTTGAGCAGGTCGGGGGGAAGTTCCCCTGGCTTCACGTTCTTCAGGTGCGAGCACAGTTTGACTTTGACGACAGGAAGTTGCTTGGCCATTTAGTTCACTTGGCCTTGCCGAAAGCCTCAGCAATCTCTTCCTTCGTAAGCACACCATCGCTGGCCCACGAGCGGAGCAGAGCCTCAGTGACCTTGGCGGCGGCGACGATACCCGCGATAGCGGCGGCCTTCCACAACTCGACATCCAGCACCGCGCCACCAGCGACAGCGGCGAGAGCGGACGAACCGAACACGGCGATGATGCGAAGTACGAGGGTCTTGAGAGTTGCCATTGTCAATCCTTTTGGGTCAAGGTCAGTACGGAATGTAGGACTAATGTTACACCAGTCAGCCACAATGCTTGGCGTAGGGTGGGCCCAGTAAGGGTAATCAGAACGAGACCTGTTCCTGCGTAAGTCCAGGAATTGTCTGCGAGGAAGTTCAGGAATTTTCTCATGGGCGCCGTCTCATTGTAGAAGGTGCGGGCATCATGATGATGAACACCGCGGTAGCGGCAACAACGGTGCGGCGTTGAGCGACGGTGATGGTGGAGCCGAGCGGGACGTAGTCGTCGTACTCGCCAGAGAAGATGTCGACCTGTGCTTCGAACTGGGCTTTGACCTCATCAGGAGCGTTCGCTGAGGGCTGTTCGGCCAGGGCGGTCTCAGGTACTAAGACAGGGGAGTCGTCTTGTGGGACGCTTCCTGGTGGTTCTGGCAGGGTGCTGGGGGGCGTGGTCGTCGGGGTTGGAATGGTGGTGGATTCGGGTAGCGTGGTTGTCGATGGGGCTACTGAAGTCGTTGGGGATACTGTTGTTGTTGGGCTGGCAGTTGTGGAAGGCACAACTGTTGTTTCAGGAGGCAAAGTAGATGAGACTGTTTCTGCCGTTGGTTGCGTATCTGGTGGCGGTGGCGGCATGGTCGTGGGAACGGTCGAGGAAGAAGTCGAGGTAGAAGATGTTGAACTTGTTTGCTCTACTGTGCTTGTTGGCAGGGTTGTTTCTACTGATGTGGTTGTTGGGGCAGGCGATGAGCCGACCCACGCAAGAGAATCGAAAAGCCACAAGTCGTAATCAGCGGGAATAGAAAACGAAACAATAGTTTTCCCTGCGTTAGCAACCACTTGCACGGTCGCAACACAACACGAACCGTCAATCGGTTTGTCTTCAGTGGTGCCGTCGCTGTAGTTGACGGTGAGTTGAGTGGTGCCGTTCTTGGCTCCTGCTACGAACTGGAATCCTTGTACCGCCACATTCTGTGGAAATACAAAAGTTGTCGGAGAACTCGTATTGAACAAACAGATAGATGGTCCGCTGGTGCCGTAAGCATCTCGGTAGTTACCACAGTAGAACGCTCCTTGTCCCAAGGATACGGACACAAGTTCGGCTGTTCCATTATCAAATGATTCTAGATACTGATTGGCCTGTGCGGGGGTGCTAAACGCAAGTATTGCGGCAGGCGCAAAAACGATGAGGCGGGCGAGTCTTACCAGTGACCGAGTGGGCATGAGGCGTTAGCCAACTTCACTTTCGCCCCCATAAAACAACCACACTCTTTGCATTGCTTCGTTACCTGCACCAGGCGCGGGCATCCGAGACAGGTCGCGAGACGGCTTTCGGCCAACTCCGTATCCACTTTTGGTGCGTTCGGGTTGAGTGCATCCCACGGACGTGTCTCACCTAATTTCTTTTTGTACTCAGCCCACGCTGTCATCGACGTACACAATCTTTGGGTCGGACTTCATAGCCGCCACCAAAGCCTCCGCTTCAGGCACTAGATGAATTTGTCCTGCTACTTCGTCGCCAACCATCACTGCGAAGGTGACTAGTTTCTGTTCGTTGCTCATGTGTTACCTCACGCTGGGCTATAGATGTATCGCTCGAACGTCGTGCCCTGTGTTCCAGCGGTCTTCGGCACCACGATAGCGCCATGAATGAATGTCTTGGTCGGCGACGATGGGGTGTTGGTGATGGTTGCGACAGTGCCGCCCGTGGACATCTGGCCCGTGGCGGTGATTTGTCCTGCCGTGTTGATGGTGGCTTGGACGTATCCGATGGTGAGGGTGGAGGAGATGTTGCCTTCGGTGATGGTTGCTGAAGACACGGTGCTTACGGTTCCAGCGTTACGGCGGATGAGGCGCACAACGTAGCGATAGTCGGTGCGGTATACGGGCTGGCTGGTGGAACCTGCATTGGCAACGAACGTACAGTTACCGATACAACCACCGCCGTCGCACGAGTAACAGTTACATGAACCATCAGGGCCACACTGGTCAGAACCACAGGCGTTGCAAACAGTGGTTGTTCCAGTCTGGGTTAGGAATGTTTCCTGGTCGGCGACCACAGCCCACCAGTTATTCGCGTCAGTTACCCAGAACGCCACACCCCACCCGTACTGTGCAGTAGTACCAGGTTCAGCCTTGACAGTAACTTCTCTGGTTCGTGCGTTGAACGTGATGAGCGGGTACGAAGACGCGGCTGTTGAGGTGGACAAATCACCAGATGAGATAGTCCAAGAGCCAGTGGTCTGCGTGTAGCGGGAGTTGAGGGTGGAGTCAAACTCGTCCGTGAATGAAGCGAGTGGTCCTCCTGCTGGCGATGCAAGAATCAGCATCGGCTAACTCGTCAGGTTTCCGACCAACACCCATTCGTCGGTGCCAATCTTCACGAGAGTGGCAAGCGCATACTGGCCCGACAACTTCACCTTCGAACCTTCGGAGCGAAGCGTCACACCAGAACCAGCCGCAACCGTCACCTGACCAGCACCCAACTGCAACAAGTTCACCTGGTCACCAGTCTCAAACGCGACAGATGAGTTCGGTGGAACCGTCAACGTGATAGCCGAGGCGTTGCTAAGCGTCACCAACTTGTGTGCGTCAGCCAGCACCAGCGTGTAAGTCGTGCCAGTCTGGGCGTTCAGTGTCAGGCTGTCATACTCGGCGGAACCAACAACGCGGTCAGCCAACTTTGCCTGGGTAACAGCGTTGTCCGCAATCTTTGCGGTGGTTACGTTGCTGTCGAGAATCTTGGCGGTGGTTACAGAATCGGTAGCCAATCCTGCGGCAGGAATCTGTGCCCACTTGACACCGTTCGTGGCCGACGAATCGGCAAGCAACGCATAATCGTTGGTGCCAACGGCAAGACGGTTCAACGCCGAGCCGTCAGTCACCAGCAGGTCGCCCTTGGTGGTCAGTGTGGATGCGACTTTGTTCGCTTGGTCGGCGTCAACAGCGGTGAACACTGGGTAGCAGGTTGCGCCAGCGTTGTGCGCGGAAGCAACGGTGCCGTCTACGCCACGGGTGATGGACGATAGCGAACCCGTGGAGCGGGCAGTGACAAGAACCTTCTCTTCTGTCGCAAGACCTGGGTCGATGACCATGTAGAACGGGCCTGTCGCCGTGGATGGCCAGTTGGTTGTGTCACCAGTGAGCGAGGCGGAGGTGTCGCCAGACGCGATGTTGTTGGTCAGGGTGCAGGACGGTGCCGCGCCAGCATAAGACCTTCTTGTTGCGTAAGCCATCTACTCTCCTAGTCCTGGACCGACCTCATTGTAACAATACAAGTGCCCTCAAGGTTCCAGGTGTACTCGTGACCGTCAATGATGTTGAACTGTAGGTCCTCGACGATGACCGAGTAGGACTCGGTGTTTTCCTGGTAGGTGATGACTCGGGGGTTGATGACCAAGTCTCGGAGCAGTTCGAGTTCGTGGTTCACGTCCATGTCGTATTCGGTGCCGTGAACGAGGAGGGTTTTGTGCATGAGGATGGGGACGCGGAACAACTGGGAGCGGGCGGGGGTGGCGTAGGCGCGGGCCATCCAGCGGGTGAGGGTCGGGCCAGTGGTGGCGGTTGACCTTTCGAGTTCCAGTTTGAACTTGGCTTCAATGAACTTGGTTTGTGGGCCAGTAGCAACGTGCTCTGTTGAGCCTTGGAAAGAGTGGGGGGTGAGGGTGACGTAATCAGAGTTATCCACGGACAGGGATGGAGTGATTGTTCCGACGAGCGGGGTGCTTCTGATGTCGAACTTGGCGATGAACTTACGGTCAGGGATGCCCCAACGGTAGGTGCTGGTGACAATCTCGCCTGTCTTAACCAGGTTGCCTGAGTCTTCTGCGATGATGCCAACGCCACTTACCCAGAAGCAGTGTTTGTCGTTGAACGTGACCAGCCCGTTGACGGTGTTGGTCGAGTCGTACATGAGGTCGGTGGCGTATGCGGGAGTGTTCGGGGCGGTGAACACGGACAGGTCGAGTCTGCCGAGTCCGCCCGAGATGCCGTCGTAGTTGGTCCAGGTGAAGTATGAGAACCTGTCTTGCGACGAGAACTTGCGTACCGCGCCAGATGTCGGGATGATTTGTCCTGCGACCAGATTGCTATTGCTGTCTGTTGAGGCGAACCGTACGCCTTTGTCGGTGCCGATGAGGATGAAGCCGAGGTATCCAGAGATGGCGGATACGACTTCGCCTGTCGGGAGTTCGAGTGCGACAACGCCAGCGTCGAGGGTGCCGTCGGATTTGATGGTGATTTTGTAGATGAGCGATTTCTTACCTGCGTATCCAGCGGCGTACACAGCGTTCTGTCCAGTGGCCACGCCAACCCAACGGAACTGCTGGTCGTCTGGAGTGATGATGGCGCTCTTCGAGCCGCCCGCACTGATGCTGTTGAGCACATGGCTATGCGACCCAAACATAAAGTTTTTTGCGAAACCCAGCATGTAGTAACTATCGGTTGAGTTGACGAACTTAGTGCCAGAGATAGCAGAGATGGATGTGGCTGGGTCAATGACACGCACACCGTCATTCGGGAAAGCCAGATAGATGCGGCTACCGTCAGTAGCCATCGCCGCACAGTCACCACCAGGCTCACCCGTAGCATCAGACCATGTCGGAGATGCGGCATACGGGTCTGTCGTGTACTTGACGTCAGCACCCAAAGACGCATACACACGGCCATCTTGCACAACCACATGAGCAGTGGTCGCGGACGAAGCCAAAGACACCTTGGTTTTGTTGAGCAAAGTCAACTGGCCCTTTGTCCACGGGTTCACACCCTTACTGGAGAAGAACCTGTAGTCCTGTCCTTCAGCGGTGTCGGCGTAGCGTTGGCCTGCACCAAGATGCCACGACACTTCGCCTCGACGCCACAAACCCTGCGGGTTGATAGCCGCCTCACCAGGCGCAGTGGACTGGTCAACAGAGTCACGCACCCTGCCTTCAAACGCACGAGTGAACTGGCCAGAACGCTGGTCCAACATGTATGGGCGACCGTTGATAGCGACAGGAAAAATGTCTGGCACCAACTGGGTGGCGGCACCACCCGTGAAAAACGATGGCGCTGGATAGAACGCATCGGTGAACCGCATCAGCGTGGCCACGATTAGTCCTTAGTCAAGAACGTGGGGTATGCCCTCTTGAGTCGAGCAGACTCAGCAATGATTCGGTCACGACGCATACGCATCAAGTTCGTGATAGAGCCAGCAACCGCTCCAGCACCCACCTCTTCGGCGCGGCGCGTATCGCCCTGCGACTCGGTGAAGTTGCGTTTGATTTCGCGTGGGGCCATCATCCTGATTTGGCAACCCAACACCAGCAAGTCAATAACGGATTCCTGGACGCCAGATGAGGTGACGAGGTTGGTGGATTCGGAAGATGCGGCGGTGTACGGGGCCTTGTACACGATGCGCAAACGGCCAGGGAACACGCCCTGGTCGAAACGGAGAGCCAACCCAGACGGGAAGTCGTCGGTCGGCACGTCGCGAACCAGACGCACTTTGCGTGCCACAGGGTAATCATCAGTCAGATAGCGCACTGATACTGAAAGTAGGTCGATGACGTTGGTGACACCAGTGAAGTCAATCATTGTGTCTGAACCGTTGTAGTCAATGTCTACTGTCTTTACTGCGAAGAGGCCGTTGACTGGGGATGACAGGTCAGCGAGTTCGTCGTTGATGGCTTCAAGTAACTGTGCGCGGGGGAACCGCGGGGAGGTCTTGATGAGTGCGCCAGCGGAATGGGACGCGGCGGTTGTTCCCGCATAGCCACGCTCAACCGTCAGCGTCTTGGTGCCGTTGTCTGCTTCCCAGATGTAGAAAAGTTCGGAGTCAATCTCGAACGTCTGACCCTGCCGCAAACCCTCCAACGCATACGTCGTAACCACGGACGTGGCAGACGAGTTGATGGTCGAGGACAACTTGTTGCGCGGCTCAACCGTCCCCGACAGCAGTTGGCGCAACGTCCTGTCAATGACGGTTGCGGCGGTAGTCACTTACTTCTTCTTCGTGGCCTTCTTCATCGGCTTGCCCGACTTCTTAGAAGCCTTTTCTGCCATCTTCTTGCCCTTAGCCGTGTAAGGGAATTTCTTTCCGCCAACCATAGGCATAATCAGTCCTTTCGACGGAGAAAGATTACCACGCCTTACAGGACCAGTACCGCGCTTTGGTCTTCGGGCCAGGATTATCGCAGTTATGGCGGGCACGAAAGTTCTTGCGACGCCCAGGCTGGTCCTTCTTGATGCTCATGTTCGGGTCGCCAAACATCACCCGCTTCACCTGCTCGCCAGCCGACACATACACCACAGACTTCTTCCGACCATACCCAGGCTCACCCTTACGGATAGGGCGCGGGCTATTCAACGAAACATTCTTGCCCTGATACTTAGCCATTGCGCTTAGCCCAAGCATTGTCAACAAGGTTCGGGTACGGACGACCAGCCTTCTTAGCACGAGCCTTAGCCGCCGCCTTCTGCGAATCCGTCAACGGGGTCGACTTCTTCTTCGGGTTCTTCGTATCCCAGAACGCTTTCTTACTTGCCACGCTTCTTCTTCTTTGCCATACCAGCCTCGCTCAACGCGATAGCCACAGCCTGCTTACGGGACTTCACAACCTTGCCGCCCTTGCCAGAGTGAAGGGTTCCAGCCTTGAACTCCTTCATCACCTTGCCGACCTTGTCGCTCTTCTTCATCACCACTTCTCCCGGTCTGCCCAGTATGCCGCAGACATCTTGCCCTTGGCGATGTTCGATGCGTGGCGCGCCTTGAACGACGCCCGCTTCTTCTTCATGGCGTCAGACTCTCCGGCCTTGGGTGCGCCAGCAGTCTTTGCACCCTGCTCCCCGAATCGAATCGTCTTCACCTGATCCCCCGACTTCGCCACCACAATGTGGCTCTTCTTCGGGTGGTCCGGCGTCCTCTTCGGCTTGTTGAAACCGGAGACGCCTGCCCGTTCAAGTCTGGGGTCTTTCGCCATCACTTCCTCAGCGCCTGCTCGATGTTTTCCAGCTTTGCGAAGACGCCCTTGAAGTTGTCCCGCATCTCCTTGAACTCCCGGTCGTGC